CTTCTTGGAATAGATGAACTTACCCTTCTTCACCAGATCATCAGTCAGATCACCGTCTGCCAAACTTTCCAGTGTCAGTCCATCCTTGCCAATGGGAAGGATTGCAGAATAGGTGTCAGATGCATCTGATTCATTGGTCAGATCCAGCAGGTTTTCACCAAAAGTGATCCCTTGTGTGTTGGTCTGTTCAAAGGATTCCAGATAGTCAATGTAGTTTCCGTCATCTTCATACCGGATGCATAAATATCCACCCAGACTGGATTCAAACAGCTTGGACTTCAGGACTTCCCATGTGGACATGTAGGATTCAGAAGACCGGGTGATCACATTGTTGGGATCCTTCACAGTGACATTGCCCACATGTAGCTTCTGCCAGTCTTCCACCTGCCCATTGTGTTGGGTTTCAACTGCCCACCGCAGGAAGTATTCCACCACATTGGTGGCATTTTTGGCATCCGGGAAATCTTCCGGGAATTTGAAGGGTGGGATGATGCTGTCATTGGTGAATGCCAGCACACCTTCCAGATCCACATCAACCTGATTGTGGAAATCCCGGCTGTCATTGGTCATCCGGCCACGGAAGATGGCCTGATCATCCTGCCGGATTTCAAAGATAGACTTCAGCTTCTTCAGCTTGTTATAACAGGGATGATTGGAAAGAATGGTGAAAGATCCTTCACCCACCGTGTTCACTGCCAATTTACATCTGGGGTTCAGAAGGATCAGTTCTTCATCCCTTGGATCAAACAGAATGGATCCATCACAGCTGATCTGATACATTACAGATCACCTTCCTGATAGACAAATTCCACTTCTTCAGCAGATGTCACTGTCACCTGATTTTCACCGGCAGTCAGTTGAATATTCAGAAGTTTGTGCACACCTGCTGTGATGGGATAGCTGTTGCCACCAAAAACAATGGTGGCATCTGCCGTGTTGGTGATGGTGGGGACAACCGTCTTCCGGCTGTTCAGAAGCGTTCTGACAACCCCATCACCAGCCGGGACAATCACCTTGGTCTTTTTAGGTTTCAGCTTGTAGGGTGCCACGGTAGCCCCCACAACAATCTGGTGAATGTTTTTGTCAGATGCATATTCATCAATGGAACATCTACCGTCCCAATAATAGTCCGGATCCTTGTCCACTGTGATCTTGCACCGCTTGCCATTCAACAGATTACTGATTTCCTGTTTCTTTTCTTCAAAGTCATCAGACGGAAAGACCGTGAATGTAAAAGAACATTCACGGTCATAGAATTTAGGTTCACCCAGTGCTTCAGTCAGATCCACAGATCCATCACCACCGGGGATGTCAACAAAGTTGGTCTTGACGGTGGCCGGGGGGATGTTGACCTTGGACAACACCAGATTCAGATCATAATAACTATGAATCTTATCAAATGAAATACCTTTCATCATCTTCCCCTGCCTTTCTTGATTGCAATTTTACCCAGTTCCGTGTTCATTGCCGGTGCCATGACAGTGGCCAGTTCCTTGCTGTCCACACTGAAGGACAGATCAAGTGCATCCAGCATGTCAGGGAAGAACTGAACCAACAGACTGATAATCCGTTCCAGCTTCTGAACAACTGCACCGTTTTCAACAGCCACAGCTTGCTGGATCATGCCCAGCATCGTGTTCTTGCCAATCATCACTTCATCACCGGCATCACCGGCACCCCGTGCCGCCCCCGTCAAGGGGTTGTAATCAAACAGGGTGGGTTCTGTGAACATGTACGGTTCATCCATGGCCTTCTTGTACCATTCAATGGACAGTTTAGGCACGGACGGCGGTGAAATGGACAATTTACCGGTCACCTTGAAATGGGGCAACTTGATGTGGGGCAAAGACAGCTTCATATTGCTGAAAAATCCCTTGATGGAATCCACAATACCCTTGACCTTATTTTTTGCCGCTTCAATAGGTGTGGTGATGGCAGACTTGACACCGTTCCACACGCTTGTGGCCGTGGACTTGATGCTGTTGAATACATTGGACACCGTGGACTTCACACCATTGACAACATTGGACACCGTGGACTTGATGCCATTCCAGATGTTGCTGATGGTGGACTTGATACCATTCATCACATTGGAAACAGTGGACTTAATGGCATTCCACACGGTGGTGATCACGGACTTGATGCTGTTGATCACTGTGGTGATTGCCGTTTTGATAGCGTTCCAAACCGTGGTGATGACATTCTTGATGGCATTCACAGCGGTGGAAATACCCGTCTTAATGGCATTCCACACGGTGGTCACCGTGGTCTTAATACCATTCAGGACAGTGGAAATGAAATTTTTGATAGCATTCCACACGGTTGTGATTACAGACTTGATACCATTCACCACGGTAGTGATGGTGTTCTTGATACCGTTCCAGACCGTTGTGGCCGCACTCTTGATGGCATTCCAGACCGTTGTGATCACATTTTTCATTGCATTGATTGCCGTGCTCACATTGGTCTTAACGCTGTTCCATGCGTTGGTGATCCCGGTCTTGATGCCTTCCAGCACGGGGGACAGGAAATCCATCAAGGAATTCCAGATGTCCACAACAAACTGGACAAGGCCATTGATGACCGCATCCAATGCATTGTTGACACTGTTCCAGATGTCAACAAAACCTTGCACCAGCAACGGTGCCGCACCAATCAGACCTTCCACCAAGGACATGATGACCGTGGGCATGGCCTGAACCAGTGCCATGATGATCTGGGGCAATGCTCCAACCAAACCAACCACCAGCTGGACAGCACCCTGAATCAGTGCCGGAAGATTGGACACCAGTGCATCAACAATGCTGATGATGATCTGGGGCAGTGCCGCAATCAGGGGCTGAATGATCTGGGGAAGCATTGTACACAGTGTCACAATCATGGACACCAGACCATTGATCAGCATGGGGATCAGGGTGGGCAATGCGGACACCAATGCTTGCATGATCTGGGGCAATGCCTGAATCAGTGCATTGATGATCTGTGTCACACCGTCAATTAGTGCCGGAAGTGCAGACATCAAAGCAGAAATAATTCCCGGCAGTGCCGCCACCAGTCCATTGATCAGGCTGACAGCACCTTCAATGATGACTGGTAACAGTTGATTCAACAGTCCGGGAATCATCGGCACAATCTTGTTGATGATTTCCGTGATGCCGCTGATCAGACGGGGTGCAATTTCTGTCACATTCTTGACAATGACATTGGCCGCATTGGAAAAAGCGGACACCAGCTGATCCACATCACCGGATCCATCAAGGAAGTTGGTCAAAGCGGCCTTTGCAGTGCCAAGGGAACCGGCAAGGGTCTGATTTTCCTTTGCATAGTTACCGGCGGCATAGGCCGTCTTTTCCATGAACATTTCCATGGCAAGGCCAATCTTTTCCTGATTGGTCATTTCAGATGTGGACTTATTGATTCCCTTTTCCAGTGCATATGCCTGAAGGGTGGTGTCATTCATGGCAACACCAAGGTTGTCCATCATGGTGAAGTTGCCCTTGGCGGCACCCGCAATGGCTTCCATTGCGGCACTGGTATCAATGCCCATGATGGATGCCACATCTGCCGCCCGTTGCATGGCAGATGCAGACAGGTCAGAAGATTCCTGAATGCTGAAGCCAGCACCTTGGAACAGTGCACCCATCTTGTTTGCCGTGCCAAGGAAGTCAGATGTGGACAGACCCATGTTGCTGAATGCATTTTTGGCTGTTTCCTGCATCTTGCCGGCATATTCTCCAAAGACCTGTTCAGAACCACCCATGTTCTGTTCCAGTTCGCCGGACAGGTTCAATGCCTTGACGGTCAGACCGGCCATGGCCGTACCTGCCACAACCATACCTGTACCAACTGCCTTGCCGACAACAGCGGCACCCTTACCAATGGCAGAAAAAGCCTTGGACAGCTTGCCTTGTGTCTGCTGTCCCTTGGTACTGGTTTCATCCAGTGCTCGGTTGGCATCACTGTTTTTGATTGCAATGGTGCCAACCAATTCAAATAGATCCATTACATTTCACCTTCTTCCTTTTCAGGGTTGAAGTTCCCAAGAATGTTCATGGATTTCTTCACGGTTGCTTCAATATCGTCTTCAGACATTTCTTGCAGATCTTGGGACACCTGCAAGGCATCACAGAATTCAGAAAAAGACTTGTCCCACACCTTGTGCAGGAAGTATTCCCATCTGTCATCTTCAATCTTCTGTCCACAGAAGGTGTTGATGAATTCACAGAAGCGTGATGTCTGAATATATCCGGTCAACAAAGAAAATGGATCTGCATATCTTTTGAATAGCAGATCCATAAACTTCATATCACCTATTTGAACAATACGGAAACAACCTTGATAAAATCCTTGAATTCGTCTTTCTTGACAAAATCAATCACCATGGCGGTGAAGGTGGGGAAGTCCAGCTTCTTGACCTGATCCACAGTCAGGTTGGAAGTGTTGGACAGCATCTGGAAGATTTCCTGTTCACACTTGGGAAGATTGCCAAGGACAATGTTGACAACTTCCAGCGTGATGGCAATGCCCATGGTCTGGGTGAAGTTGGCCATGGCCTTCTCACCGGTCAGGGTGCTGAACATCTTCTGGACAGAATCCTTTCCAAAGCATTCAGCAAATTCATTGATGCCGATCTTGCCAAGGATCTTGAACATCAGAAAGACATCCGTTGCTTCCAACTTGCGGAAAGTGTACACCTTTTCAGCGGTGGTGATGTCACCTTCCTGCATAACAGTTCCGGTACCTTCAGCGGCAACCGGTTCAATGACATTATTGTTCATCAAGATTCATCCTTTCATTGTTAAGCCTTCACGGGCTTTTCATCATTGGCCGCTTCAATGTAGTTGCCTTTGTTGCGGATCTCATTGAAACGGTCAGGGGTGACATCAATGACTTCACCCTTCTTCCGCACCTTCTTGGCCACGGAATCATAGAACTGGATCTTCACTTTTGCCTTCATGGTTCAGTCCCCCTTATACCATAGGATCATTGGGATAGTAGATCTTCACAGGCAGTCTGTTCAGATCACCATCAATGGGTGCACAGGCTTCCAAGGTCAGCTTGACCACGGCATTTTCCTTGCCCTTGGGTTCCACTTCCAGACCGGAAGTACACAGTGCCCGTTCAAAGATGACAATCATCTGCTTGGATCCATCGGCAGTTTCACCGACAAAACCAAAGTTTTCCAGATAGTCACCCTTCTTCAGATGTGCCTTGTCCACCAGCATGGTGAAGCCTTCAACATCGGATTCACCTTCTTCAAACAAGGTGCCCATCTTCAGGATGCTGTTGGACAGTTCAGCAAAGTTGACTTCCATGTTGGCAGTGCCACCCTGCTTGACATCCAGACCTTCCACCTTGACCAGTGCACCATCCAGTTCAATGGGAACCAGTTCACCCTTGATGGCCAGCTTGCCGCCGCCGGAAGTAGCACCAACACAGGTGCCGCCCCACTTACCATCA